AAACATCGTGCCAATAAAAAACATTGGAATTAATAGTAGGTAGGAAAAGAATTTTTTCAATTTATTGCATAGACTCCTCGTTAGACGCATCTAACAAGTCTATTATATCATTACTAATAAACTAATTAATAGTTGTTTCAGGAATAAAATCAGAGAAGTCTTGTGGGTAATCTCCATTTGGAGTCCACATTTTAAATTGTCTTATGTCAGAATTATAAGTTTTGCTTCCGCCAATAATTCTAATTTGAACTACTACGGGATGCTTGGTTACAATATTCCAACAATTAGAAGCTACAAATTCACTTCCTGGTTTTTCAGTAAAGAAATATGTATTAGTTGCACTTGGATCATTTGGACCTGGAACCACTCTAGTTATTCTTAATTTAATATACGATGGTTTTTTCTTTCCTTTTGTATCAATGCCAGCTTGATAACAAAATAAGGATCTTTTTCCATTACCTTGAATTTCTGTCTTACCATCTTTAAACTTTAAGGTTGTCCACTTTCCCTTTTTAATTACCTGAATTTCTGTAGATTTATACCTAATAGAATCTGATGCATTAGCTGGTGTTGCCTGAGCAAAAACTAATAATATCGAAAATATAGAGGCTATAAACTTTTTGTGCATCTAAATAGTTTATCACAAATAAAAGCAGACAGTTTTACGACTTGTCTAGGTCGTTTCCCATCCTAAGGAAATTTATATATTTCTAGGAGGAATTTTTCTATTTTCAACGGCAAGAAGCTGACCCTTATGCTCTGCTTTTATATCTTTTCTTACCCAAGTCATTCCATATGTATGATCAAGATTCTCTAATCCAACTCTTACCTTTAATCTTTCAGCCATTGACTGGAATGTTGGATCATCACTTAAATTAAGATATGAGTTATGATACCAAGGTAGATCATAAAATGCTGGGGAGTTTACTAAAAGCATTCCTGCAGTATTCCAGTGCTCTTCAATTCTTGGATTATCAGAAACAGCTTTTCCTCTTAGTCCATAAGCTGGGACATCTGCACTAACAATAGGATGATCTACTTCAAACAATTTTTCAATAAGTTCTGCAGTTAAAACTATATCTGAATCAACATACAATATTGCATCATAGTTTACAACTCCAAGATTTTCTTCTGTACAATCTTCTCCCCAGTGATGTCCAGAAGTTTTACGGAGCCTTTGTGCAAACTCTCTAATAAGATTTCTACCAGTTTCAATTCTAATCCATCTGTTAGAAGAGGTTACAGTGCTTTCCATATCATTTACTGTATATGTCCAGAAATCTCCGTTTATTTCTTTTAATGCATTTAAAACTCTTTGAAAAGGCTCTAAACCTCTACCATCAAGCTCTAGTGCAGTAAAGAATTTTGCATTCGGGAATTTTTCAATTATTTGTTTTGAGTTTTCTAGCCAAGACATCTCTTCACCCATGTCTGCTTTCCATCCCACAAGCGGTGTACCAATGACAAAGTGTTTGTTATAATCTATCTCTTTAAACATTGTGACTACTCCTTATGTATTCAATTATATCTGAGCAATAGCCATAATAGTCTAAATCTTTCATTTCTTCTACAGTTCTAAATAGTTCTGGAAGAACTGCAATTGTTTTTGAGTTTGCCTTAGCAACTCCTGGGAATGCCCAAACATATCCCTTGCTAGTTAAAGTATAGTCATCTGCCTTATGAAAAAAACAGTTTAAGTTTTCATCAAGAGCATATTTTAAAGACTCTTTATCTTTGCAATGAACCCACAAACTTTCTCTACATTCATCAATAAAGTTATCGTCTATTAAATATTGAGGCTTTTCGTGACCTAAAAATATCTGTCCGTCTTTATGACGAAGATCAACCTCTACATCAAAACCTTTGTCTATAGCTTGATAAATATATACTGGACTGTTTTCAAGATCATGATGCTTTCCAGTTAAGTTACCACGATGGGATATATAAATCATTTTTCAACCTGAACCCAAATCCAATTTCTATGATTGTCTCCTGGACCAGTTGGTCTAATGTCAGACTTATAATTTTTAAATCCAATCTTGTTAACTAAATCATCAATTAACTCATCTTCATTAGTAACGCTAACATCTGAATGACCATTTGTACTTGCAGCATCATAAAGGTTATCATAATATCCAGCCGTTGGAATACCTTCTTTTCCACCAAATCCCATCTGGAAGCAAAGCTTTCCACCATCTTTAAGAACACGGTAAGCTTCTTTAAGAATGTTAAATCTAACATCGTGAACACAAATATGCTGGAAACAAATTACTGCAAACATTACATCATAAATATCATCTTCAATCATTGATAGATTATCTCCAGATGTTAGATACAAGTTTGGAATTTCTATATTATTATGCTGCAAGTTAACTCTAGCCTTTTCTAGGTTAACATCTGAAATGTCTACTCCATCAATTCTTTCAAACTTACTGTTAAACTTTACAATGTTTCTTCCTGGACCACATCCATAATCTAATGCCACTAGACCAGAAGTATCAAAGTCTTTAAAAAGAAACTCATCATAGTCTTTCCAGTTATTGTGAGCATCATATGATCCAACTACTGGATCTCTAAAATCTAAAGACCACTTAGCAGCATATTCATCATAGTAATCGTTTTGCATTTTTAAATAGTCTTTCTTACCTTTTTCCATTATATCTCCTTGTTATTTTCTAAAAAGTAATTTAAGTCTTCTGGCGTTCCAATACCCCACATTTTGTCAATCATCTTTAGCCTAATCTTTTTGCCATCTTCGATTGCTTCATTGAATACTGGACACACATAAAATTCATTATTTGTTCTAACATTCTTTTCTATCATTTGCTTTGCATATCTAACATAGTCTGAACCATGCTTCCAAAAATAAATTCCTACCGTTGCATTGTCAGAGATTGGATTCTTTTCTGCAACTTCAGACACAAAACCATCTTCACCAATCTTAGCAAATGACCACTTAGGGTGTGTTGCTTTGAAAGATAAGATTCCACCATCTGACTTACTTGCAGTAAATTCGTAAAGTGCTTCATTAGAATCCCACTCAACATACTGATCTGAGTTAGCCATTAAAAGCGGCTTTTCGCTATCAATTAAATGCTCTGCAAGTAGTGTTGTACATGCTGCACCTTCAGTCATTCCATCAACAACAACTATGTCACAATCTGGTGCAATTAAATTTAGTAATTGTTTTAGGTTATATTTTTCATAATGTTCTTTTTGTACTAAGAAAATATAGTGAGCATCAATGTTAAGATTTTCTACAACTACCTGAATCATAGGCTTACCATTGACTTCAATCAGTGGCTTTGGAAATGTATATCCAGCTTGAGCAAACCTTGAACCTGCACCAGCCATTGGAATAAGAACATTCATCTCTTTATTTTTCCAAGGCACTTGTCCAGTTCTCTCTTTCTGTTCAAATTTTTTAATAAAATCTATGAACATTATATCACTTAGATCATAAGAGTCTTTAATTGGGTATAGGTTTGCTCCAGAATTTATAGCACCCTGTCTTCCAACATGTGAGTCTTCAATGATAACCGTATCTTTTGGAAATGCTCCAAGACTTACCATGCATTTCCAGTACATTTCTGGATGTGGTTTTGGATGCCAGACATCTTCGTTGCTGACTATAAAGTCAACCAGATGCAGGACATTTATTGAGTGCAAAGATTTAATTATTGTTTCTCTGATGCTATTTGATGCTATCGCAATCTTCCAGCCATTTTGCTTTAAGTAAGTCATAATATTACTAGCAATGACATTTCTTGGTAAATCTTCTAAAAGTCTAAAAGTAGCTTCCTGCTTATTTGCCCAAACTTCATCATGCTTATCTATTGGAAGACCTTTTTCTTGGCTAAGCATGTTGAGCTTTTTCCTTGTATTAAGACCATCATATCTTGACAAGTGTTCTGAGTAGGATATCTTAAAATCCTCTCCAACAAGACCTAGAGCATCGTTTAGAGCCTTATAGTGTAAATCTTTTGAATCAATTAGCACACCATCTAAATCAAATATAACTAATTTATTACTCATCTTTGTGGACCTGCATGTCTATGCCATTTGTTATGTTTAACAATACTTTTTCCATTGCATTTCATAATATATTTATTTCTTACCCTGTAAGACCATTCAACATCTTCTTCTTCATTCCATCCACGACTTTCATCCAGTGGTTCTTCAATCATTACATGACGCTTTACCATAAAAAATCCACCAGAGATATACATATATTGTGTCTGAGACCAGTCATCATAGTTCAAAGACCAGGCTCTTCCATGACCTGGCTTATCCCAAAGAGACCAGTCCATAGGATTTCTTGATCCAGTAATCAAATACTGTGGGCAAGAACAAATATCCCAATCAATTCCAAACTCAACAAAGTTTTTGTACCAGTCCTTATCAAAGATATGATAGTCGTGCATTAAAACTATATTGTCATATTTGGCTTCTTTTACAAGGATATTCTTTTTTCTTGTAATCCATCTTTCTTTAACTGATTCATCAAAATCAATCTTTCTAATATCTTCTCCATCAATACCAGAACTATCTCCTCCACCAACAAATAAAATTTCATACTCTGGGATATTAAGATTACGAATGCTGTCTATAATCTCTTTAAGTCTTTGCTTATCTTCATAAATAGTTATGATTCCAAATGTCCACTGAATATCATTACTCATATGTTTGCCTTATTAATAAATATGGCAGCAGCAGATAGTGGACTTTGACTTTCTCCTCTTACAAAAATATCTAAAAGTTCAGCATTCTTATTAATATAATCTATCTCTTCTGGATTACCATATGGTGAGTTCCAACCTCTATCTTTAAAATTTAACAACATGTCTAGTGTAGGAATTTCTGATTTTTTTAAGTAATGGGAGTTAGTCCAAGGTGCATGTAAATCTTCCATTATATATATTTTTGACTTAGAGAATAAGTATGCAAAAGAGCTTTCTATCATTTCCTTCGTATGTCCACCATCATCAAGAATTACATCATAAATTCCAGATACATTTTCAAGCACCTGAATTCTATCCAGCTGATCTACAGTTCTAATATCAACACCAGGAATTTCATCACACTTGAGTATGTCCCAACCTTCTACAACACAATTAGGCTTTAGCCATTCTCTCCACATTTTCATAGAGTTTCCAGCCTGTACTCCAATTTCTAAAAATCTGTTAATATCATCTTTATGCAAATATTTTTCATAAAAATCTAAATACATATGATAAGTTGCCTTATCTGTTTGATGCTTATATCCAATATTTTGAAGACTACTCATTTATAAAACCTGTCGCTACAACAGTTACTAAAATGCCATCACCTAAAGATTCATCGAGCGTGGTTCCAAAAATTATATTAGCATCTTCATGAGCTTTGTCAGATACTAGGGATGCTATATGATTTACTTCTGATAGTTTTATATTAGACGATCCAGCAATTGAAATAAGAACTCCAGTTGCACCATTCAAATCTATGTCAAGAATAGGACTTGTAATTGCTTTATTACCTGCAAGTTCTGCACGGTTTTCGCCATCTGCGTAGCCAATGCCCATAAAAGCTGCTCCAGCATTTTTCATAACTCTTTTTATATCTGCAAAGTCAATATTAATTTGACCAGGTGTTGTTACTAAATCTGATATTGCTGCTATGGCTTTTAATAAAATATTGTCTGATTCTTTAAAGGCATCTTCCATTGATATATCTGGATCTAGCATAGAAATAAGGTTTTGATTTGGAACAACGATTAGAGTATCAACTTCTCTACTAAAATTATTAATTCCTTCTAAGGCATTTATCATACGCTTCTTGCCCTCAAATGCAAATGGTGTGGTAACTACGCCTACAGTCAACGCACCAGCTTTTTTAGCACAGTTAGCAACAATTGGTGCAGAACCAGTTCCAGTTCCACCACCCATTCCAGCAGTTACAAATACAACGTCTGCTCCAAAAACTACTTCGTTTATATCGCTTACGCTGTCTTTTGCCGAAAGTCTTCCAATATTTGGATCTGCTCCAGCACCAAGACCATTGGTTCTATCTCTTCCAATATCAATTTTAACATCTGCTAAGCTTGGAATTAATGCTTGAACATCTGTATTAATTGCAATAAATTCTACTCCAGACAGACCTGCTCTTATCATTCCATCTAGAGCGTTAACTCCACCGCCACCACAGCCAATAACTCTTATATCAACTAAATTACTCATACTTAATTATACCCTAAGACCTATTTATATATTTTTTTAGACCATTGAGTCTTTACATAATTTCCAAAGGATACTGCCCTTAGATACTTCTCTTGCTTATAAAAGTACTCTTCTTCTTTGTATAAGTCAAATTCTGACTCCCAAGACTCTCTTTTAAAGGGAGTAACTTGAATCATTGGGGTTCCTCTTTCTACAATACCTTCAAATCCATCTTTAAGAAATACTGGGGTTGGCAGGGCAGCATCATATTTATCAGTATCAACTATTGCTGGAACACATTTAAATGGAAGGTCGTTGTACCCTGCTGGAGAAGATATCATTATAGAATATCCAGGTGGGGTTTTTATTGTCCACATATTAATAAACTTAAAAATAATATCGCTATATCCATCTGGAACCTGAATTTTACCTGCACCATCTATATGTGACTCAAAAACTTCTCTCTCTGTTTTCCAAAATACATCTGGAAGATATTCAGAATCTGATACACTTCTTAC